CGGCGCCGGATACGTCATGCCCGCAGTGCCACTGACCGTGGACGGATTCACTCCGTACGGACGCAGCGGATACTTGCCCGAGTTGATTGCTCCGATCGCCTGCGCGTTGTTGCGCGCCGTGTAATGCCCAGCCGAACCGGTGTTGCTGCAGTTGTTGCACGACGTCGCATCATTGTTAGCCGTGCCGCCGAACAGCACGGTGAAGTACGCATCGCCGGGATTCTCGGAGATGCCGTCGCCAAAATAGAACGTATTCTGACTGCCGCCACCAGTGGTAACGAAAGTGGCACTGGTCACACCACCGCTCCAAAAGATGAACGTCTTGTCGGTGATCAGCGCAGCCCAGATCACCGCCACCGCTGATGCCGACCCGGACTTCTGCGTCACGCCGCAGAAAGTAGCGATCTGCACCACGGTCGGGAACGGATTGACGCCGGTCGCACTGGCCGACATGGTTTCGTACCCGCGCTGCGTCGCGCTGGTCGTGCCGGTGTCGTCGACCGAGAGGTAGAACTGATTGCCGCCGGGCTTGAGCCAGTCGGACTTGTTGGTCGCGCTGAACGCCTTGGTCCAGCCCGCGCCCTGCACCTTGCAGCTGATGGTGCCGGTGGCGGGCGTCGCCGGAGTGCCCGTCACCGGGAAGCTGAAGTTGTTGGCATCGATGATGGTCGGTCGATTGACCATCACGTTGTACTCGGGCTGCCCGGCGCCGCTGACGATCAGCACCTGATCGGCGACGTAGCCGTGCGCGGTGCAGTTGGCGGTCGCGACGCCGCCCACGCGGGTGATGGTGATGGTCTTGGTGTTGTACCCGGTCGAGCCGAGGATCGCGTCGAGGATGGTGTTGTACGCCCCCGCGGTGCCGCTCAGAACGGGGGCACCGGCGTGGTCGCTGCGGTAGTACCGAACGGTCACAAGCGGAAAATCTTGTTCACGCCGTTGTCCCAGGTGACGATGATGTCACCGCCGTTGGGCGTGATCGGCAGCCCCGTCGCCGTGTCGATGTAGGCGATCAGCGGCGAGCTCGCATCACCGGTGCCGCTGTCCTGGTAGATGATGATCGCTTCGATCGACGCGCCCGAGATGGCGGTGAACGTCACGTCGTCAGCATCCGCTGCGCCGTCGGTGATCGGCAGGTTCGGCGAGCCCGCCGGGGTCCAGGTCAGCCGCTTGATCTTCCCCGTGCCACCGACGATGTTGGCACCGCTGTTGACCGAGTCGAAGAACTTGTGCGTGGCGTTGAACGTGTACATGCCCGCCGAGGTGTCGACCAGGCAGCACTTGATGGTAGCCGTGGCCCAGTTGAGCTGGGCGCCAAGAAAGAGCTCGCGCCCATAGTTGTACAGAGTGTTAGCCATAGTGAGCTCCTAGATGCCGCCGTAGCGGACGACGCGAACCTTGTGCTTGTACTGCTCCTTCTCCTGCCGCGCAGCCAGGCAGTAGGCCAGGAACTTCTGCTGCTCCTCCGCCGCCTTGACCTTGTCGAACGTGTCCGCGTCCTGCTTGCTGTACGCGAGGTACTTCATCCAGCACAGGAAGTACAGGTGGTGGTGATCCTTGACGTCGTCGAACTCCAGCCCCGGACCGGTGATGTCGTCGAGCGGCAGGCGCTCGATCAGCAGGCGCACCTGGTAGTCCTGGTCGGGAATGTTGATCCACTTGGCGATGTCGTCCTGGATGCCGATCACCAGGTAGCGCACCGGGCCGATGGTAGTGCTGACGTTGAGCTGCCGGATCAGGCCGTAGTCCTCGTCCTGCAGCCACACCTCGTCCTGCATGTTGACGACCTTCACTCGTTCACCCTTGGGCTCGAGGTGGGCCTCGCGGATGAACAGCAGCTTCGGATGCAACGCCGAGGTCTGCACGTTCTGCTTGGCGGTGACCAGGCAGACCTTGTCGTTGTAGTAGTCGGGAATGCCGCCGATGCGTCGCACGAACATCGTGTACGCGTCGTTCATGTAGGTGTACACCTCCAGGTCCGACCAGAGGTACGGCGCGACCGTGTCGGTGGTGTCGGCACGGAACAGGTTGTAGAGCTGCGTCGAGTTCACGTTTCTTCGGGCAGCCCCTGCTGCACGCGGAACTTGCGCCAGGCATCGTCGCGCTCGCCGATGGTCACCTCGAAGCCGACGATCGACTGAATCTTCTTGCAGTGCGGCTGATTGCTGGCCGTGAAGTCGCCGCGGTCGTTGCGCTCGATCAGCTGCTTGAACGCGTCGAACATCTTCGCCTCACGCTCCTCGGGCGGCAGCATGACCGGCGGCAGCGGATCGGGTGGCAGTACGTCAGCGGTCTCGCCTTCCACCGGCACGGCGCCAATGGCCACCGCGTCGGGCACGCAGATGTTCGGCACGTTGAGCGGCACACCCTTGACGAACTGGAACGAGTAGCCCTTGGTCGTGCGGAGGATGAAATTACGCTGCAGGACGAGCTTCGGCATACACGGTCTCCTAGGTAAAAGGGGGTGCAGCGCACCCCCTTTTGGTTCACTCTGCCGAGCCCGTCCCGATCAGTTGGGAATGGTCTCGTTCGCACGGTCGCGGATGACGTACCACACGCGCACCGAGGTCCGGCCCGCGGTGGCAGTACCGGCGATGGTCAGCGTCATGCGGATGTTCTCGCCCTGACCGAGGTAGCCGGTCGGAACGACCACCGTGCGCAGGACACCTTTCACGTCGGTGGCCGCCATGTAGCGCACTGCCGAGCCCGAGTCACCGAGCGAGATGGTGAAGCCGGTGGCACCGGTGAATGCGACTTCGGTCGACGATTCGCCACCTTCGACGATCGCACCGGGCGGCAGGTTGATGATGTCGAAGGTGAACGGGCCGCCCGCGGTCTTGAAGTCGCGCGAGACGCCGCTGGTGTCCACCATCGTGTCGTCGAAGTTCAGCACGAACTCCGACAGGAGCGGCCACTGGGCCGAACGGCAAGCAGTTTTCTTCATGTCGGTCTCCTGGAGTCGGCCGGGTTATTGGGCGACGTAGATCGACATCATGCCGTGGTCCTCGACCGTTCCGCCCGAGTACTGGGTGTAGAACTGGGGCTTGAGGAAGCCGAGGATCTTCTGGACACTGATGCCTTGCTGGTTCTCGTAGTCGAAGCCCTTCTCGACCCACTCCGGCGCGCCGATGTCGGCCATGCCGAGCGCCTGCGCACCGCAGAACAGGATCTGGCACCCGTCGACGTCGTTGGCCGCACCCCACTTCTGCCCCACGGGCGCCAGCCGCGTGTTGGGCACGTGGCGGAACTCGTGGAAGTAGAGCCCGTCGATCTTCACCGACGTGCCGCTGAACAGGTTGTTGCCGTCGCCGCGCGGCTGCGCGTGACGCACGTTCAGCATGTAGTCGGGATCGAGCTTCAGGTCCGCCATCGCGGTGGGGGACAGGAAGATGTGATACGTCTCCTCACCGCCCTTCTCCTTCACGCCGCGGATGTAGTTGTCCTTGGCGTACGCCTTGGCCTGCACGAACAGGTTCCACGACGGCTTGTCGGCGGCGACGATCGCGCTGGTGGTGCCACCGATGACGATCTTCTTGAGCGTGCCATCCCAGCGCGCGACGCGCTTGGGGCTCGGCGGCTTCACGTCGGCCGAGAACTCGAGGTAGATCAGGTCGGAGCCGGTGCGCGTGCCGCCGGAGTTCTTCTGCGTATACGCGATGCCCGCCATGGTCAGGAAACCGATCTGATCCATGCGGTCCGCCAGCCAGTAGGCCAGCACGTCGCGTGAGTTGTTGCGGAATTCGACGATCGACTTCTGGTCGGCCATCCGACCTTCGTGCCGATTGGCGTGGCGCAGCTGGTCCAGGCGAATCACCTGGTCGAACGCCTTCATCGCCTCTTCGTTGCCTTCCAGGGTGCGGTCGCCCGCAATCCCGTCGCCTTCGAGGTCGGTGAGCAGCGTGAGGACGGCACGCGCGCCCTTTTCGGACTTCTTCAGCTCGGTGACGTGCTGAATGACCGAATTGGCATCCTTGCCGAGGAACTGGTTGATGAACGAGTAGTTGCGGGCCTGTTTCCACAGGTCCATCGACCAGACGGTCTTCTGCTCGGTGGTGAGCAGGGCAAAATTGGTAAGTGCCATGGCGGCGCTCCTGTGGAGACGAGAAAGAAAAGGACTACGCCTTCTTTGCTCGTAGCCTTGTCGCCGCTACCGCGCACTTGCGTCCGTATCGCGAACGACTCGGGGTCTTGTATCGCCCAGACCCAGCGCTGGTGCGAATGTACTCTGAGAAAATCCACGGGGTCAAGAACTTACGCACTTGACCCCGCTTTTTGCTTCACTTGCCCTTCTTGCCCTTGCCACCCGGTGGGAAGGGCGGCGGACGTTTCGACGGAACCTTGGCCATGACGCTCTCCTTTCAGACGTAGTCGCCGCGCATCTTCGCGAGCTCCGAGTCCGGCAGCTTCACGAATTCCTCCCAGTTCATCTTCATCACCGCAGCAGCGTCGAGCGGCCCGCCCTGCTTGTCGTGATCGACGCCCACGCCGCCGGTGCTGGCGGGCTGCTTCTCCTTGGCGTCGAGCGCCTTCTTGACCGCTGCCTCCTTGCGCTTGGGCCCGGCGTCGCCGTTGCTGCCCGGCTTGGGCGTCAGCAGGATCTTGACCGTCCGCGCCAGCGCCTGCGGCGCGGTCATCTTCTGCGCCTGCATGAACCCAGCCATCATGGCCTGCACGTTCTCGACCAGCTCCTTGTCGTACTCGTCCGAGTCGGGGTTGATCGACGGATGGTCGACTTCCAGCCGCGCCACCAGCGCGTCGTACTGCACCTCTTCCTTGGCGGCGTACTTGGTTGCCAGCGCGCGGTGCTCACCGCGCCGCTCCATGATCGCCTGGTTGAGCCCGAGGATGCGCTCCATCAGGTCGGATGCCTTGTCGAGCTCGCCGTCGGCCAGGTAGGCCGTGTGCTGCTTGACCATGTCCTTGACCATCTTCTGCGCCTGCGCGAAATCGTCCGCGACCTGGCTCTGCGCGTCGCGCTCCTCGTACTCCTTGACCCGCGCTTCGAGCGCCGCCTTCTCGCTGCGCTCCTTCTGCACCGCTTCGTCGAAGCGCGACTTGGGGATCTGCGGTTCGGCGGGCTTCTCGGGCTCCTTCTCGGCGGGCTTTTCGGCCGCCGCCTTCTCGGGCTCCTTCTCGGGCGCCTTCTCCGGCTCGATTTCCGCGTCCTTCAATAGCGTGTCCAGCTCGTTACCCTTGTCGAGTTCTTCCGCCATCACTTTCCTTTGGCCGGAGCCTTCGCCGCTGCCTTCTTCTTGGCGCGCGCCTGCTCCTGCATGACCTGCAACTTCAGTTTATGCCCCTGTTTTTGCTGCTCCATACCCTGTTCGTGCTGCGCCCCTTGCAGTGCCAGGTCCTGCGCCGCGCCCTGGGTCTTGACCACCGACTGAGCGTGCGCGGCCTGGATCTGGGTCGCGGACTGGGCCCGGGCGGCTTCGGTCTTGACCGCTGCCTGCTCCCGGGTGGCCTGCAGCTTGACCGCCGCGGTCTCCTGCGTGACGCGCAGCTTGGCTTCCATCTCCTGGATCTTCAGGTCCATTTCCTCGCGCATGAAGTCGAGCTGCGCGCGCATCTTCTGCATTTCGAGCGCGGCTTCGACCTGTTGCTGCTGCGCCTTCGGGTCGCCCTGCATGGTGGTCGCCGTCTTGGCCTGCGCCTCCTGCGACTTGGCGGTCTTGAGCCCGGCGTCGGCCTCGATCTTGGCCGCTTCGGCCTTGGTCTTGGCCAGGTCGAGCTCGGCCTGCATCTTCTGGATCTGCTGCTTGTACTGCGCCTCGGGCGACTGCTGCTGGTCGCGCATGCTCTGGATGATCTCGCTGCGCTTGTTCAGGCGCGAGTTGGCGATCAGCACCTCGTCCGGCAGCTGCACCCCGAGCTCGCGCAGGCTGACCGCCTGCTCGAACTGCGAATCCTCCAGCGTTTCCCGATGCGGCGTGCTCGAGACGATCACGTCGTACTCGCCCATGGTCAGGTCGAGCAGGATCTCGCCGGTCTCCGGATCGGGCTGATTCACCTGCATCTGCTCGTTGTCCCCGGTCATCCGGTTCGACACGACGTTGATGATGCGCGGCTCGCTGTAGAACTCCTGCACGATGTCCAGGATGTTGCGTGCCAGGAGGTAGTCGGTACGCGCGATGCCATCAAGCGGCTTGGACAGGTTGAGCGAGCCGCGTGACTGATTGGCCGCCACCGCCTTGGCCGACACATCCTCGCGCGCGTTGCCCGACATGTAGTCGGTCACGCCCGAGATGTTCTTGATGTGCTCCTCGGCCTTGTAGCTGAAGCGGTCGAGCCCGGTCGGTGTCGCGTTGGGGTTGATCTTGTCGATCACTTCCCGCGGGCTGCCGTCCACTTCGAGCACCAGGCCGGTCTCGGCGCCGCGCTGCTCCAGTTCTTCGATCGTGAGGTTGCGCAACTTGCCGGTCTGCACGATCCAACCCGAATTGGCCGTCGTGTTGATGACGTGCAGCTCCTGCGACGTCACCTTGTTCAGATACTCCTGCGGACCGAGCAAATTCTCGACCAAACCGACGGTTTTGCCGCGGCGGAAGTACGGAAAGTAGGGAATGACGGTGTAGTGCTTGAACGGCGACCAGCCGTCGTGCAGCACGACATTATCGGCCGTGACGGTCCAGCGGATGCGTTTGACCTGCTTTTTGGTCATTCCGAGGCCAAAACGCTGCATTACCAGCTGAATTTTCTCTTTCGGCCAGTTTTCGGGCACCGGGCGCATGTCGCCGGTCTTGGTATCGACGAAATGGAGCTGGGTATCGAGTTTTTTCCACTGCCGCTCGATCACCCGGATATTGCGCGTCACTTCGCCCTGATCCCAGGGCCCGAGGTAGTAACCCTTGTTGTAATAGAAGCCGAAGCGGTCACGTTCCCGTTCTATCGAGTCGTAACCGTAGGGAAAGAAGCTGGTACCGCGATTTTTCAGGTATTCGGCGTCGTCGGCGTTGTACAGCAGCGCGATGTCCTGGTAGGTCATCCACTTGGTGACGAACACGTCGTTCCAGGTGTCCGGATCGTAGTCGTCAGCGTCCGGGTCGATCAGCACGTTCTTCGGATTGATATTGTCGATGCACACCTCGCCTTCCATCGAGTCGCTGAAGGCCAGGCGCACATCGAGGAAGCCGCGCGACGTGATGATGCCGTCGCAGAACATGTCGGAGCGCTTCCAGTCGAGCTGGTTGTTGTCCGAGATCTGGCGGAACACCTTGGTCAGTGTGGTGGCGACGTTGTCGGGCGCGCCGCTGCGCGGCTGGAACGAGATGTCGGAGCGGTGGGTGATCTGCTCACCGAGCACGTTGGACACCGTGCTGATGATCTTGTTGATGGTCAGGGCAGGCCTGCGCTGCGCCTGCAGCAACGCCATGTCATTGGGGTCCCACTGAATCCCCATGAAGTAGTTGTTGCACTTGTCGGCCTTCTTGACGTAGTCACTGTGCCCATTATCACGCACGAACTGATAGCGCATCCATTGATGTAGCGTGACGGTCGTATCAACTGGCATTTTCTGCTTTCTCAAGCAGCTTGTTGACAGCCGTCAAGACGTTCTGCACGGCAGTGAGGTTGTTGGCCCCGACCGGAACGCGCACCTCGGGACCCCTCTCGCCATTCGCTTCGACGAGAGCAATCCCGATCTCGTTGCCGTACTCGAACATCGTGCAGACGATCTTACTCACGGCGCAGCCCTTTCTCTTGGCCACCGCCCAGCATGGCGTGCGCGCGGGCGCGGATCTTCGGGCGCGCGCTGGCGGGGGCGTGGCGAATCAGCGCCAGCGCCGCCTTCGCGTGGTTCTTGTCGGGGATGGGGAAGCTTCGATGGGGCCCGGCAAAGGTGGAATCACGCAGTCCGCGCCGCTTCGCTGCCGTCAATCGAGCCATGTCACACCTCCACCAGACCAGGTTGTCGCTGCCCTTTCAGGGCGACTAAGTCCGCATAAACATACAGGATTTGATGCTCCTTGTGCCACTCGCTCGGATACTCCTGCCAGATGCGCGTCCCCTGAAACCGCGCCGTGATCCCGGGCACGTACTGCCGCTGCGCCTGACGAACGAAGTACCAGAACGAGTTTGGATTCCAGAACGAGCAGTGCGTCGGGTCCTGGAACGCGCCGCGCCCGTCGGTCGACGGCGTCGCGCTGAGCAGCCAACCGCCGGGGGCGAGCACGCGGTAGATCTCGTTCATCAGCCCGACGGTGCAGAACGGCGCGGTGTGACGACAGGCGCTGTCGCCGCAGTGCGGCACGTGCTCGAGGAAGTCGTACGCACGCACGCAGCCGATCGTCGCGTCGGCGAAGGGCCAGCGCTGGCGCAGGTCGAAGCCATTCTTCAGGTCGAGCGGAGTGAATCCTGCAGGGCAGCCAATACCGCCTCCGGCGTCGACCTTGGGCAGCTCACCGCGACGGCACCACTCGTGCACCAGCTGATGGGTGTACCGGTTCGACAGCTGATGCTGCTTGGACTGGATCTCGGCGTTGCGCTGCAGCCAGGTGTTGCCGCTGTCGGCACGGATCCGGTACAGGTACAGACACTCCGGAAGATGATGGAATTTCGCCCCGGAGAGGTAGGTTCGGACGACGAGATCGAAATCGTCACACACGCCCAGCGCCATGTCATGCCCGCCGATCTCCTTGTAGGTCTTGGCGCGCCAGACCCGGATGTGGTTGGGCGCGTAGAAGATCTCACGCATGGACGAGGCACTCGGCTCGAACGAGCGGTTGATCTGCAGCACCTTGCCGCCTTCGCTCTGCTGGTAGTGCTCCCAGCCCCACTGCTTGCTGTACAGCTCGAAGCTGCCGTCGGAGCGGAAGTTCGCCGCATCCGAGTAGAGGAAGTCGGGGTTGTGCACGTCGAGGGCATGACTGATCCGGTCGAGCGCGTGGGGCAGCAGCAGATCGTCGTGGTCGAACTCGACCAGGTAATCGCCCTGACATTGCTCGCAGGCGTAGCGCTTGAGCGCACCGACGCCGAGAGCGGCGACCCACGGCGGCGCCGTGACGGCGTGAATCCGCTGGTCGTCGAGCTCGGGCGGCATCTGCGCGCCGTGGTTGAGCAGCACTACCCACTCCCAGTCGTCGAGCGTCTGGTTGAACAGCGAGTCGTACGCCTCAACCAGGTAGCGCGTGTCGTGGGTGGGCGTGAACACGCTGAACTTCATCAGGCCTCCGCCATGAACATGTCGGGCCGCTGCCGCACCACCACGGTGGTCCACTGGGTGTAGATGGGCGACGAGCCGTTGTTGACCTGCATCGAGATCTGGTAGGTGCCGGGTGGCGTGTCGGCGGCGATGGAAATGTTCGGCGTGGTACAGGAGTAGCTGTGGGTCGACGAGCAGTCGAGCCCGACCGACTGACCGCCACTGGTCCAGGCCAGCTTGGTGGTGCCGCTGATCACGAACGTCGCCGTGGCCAGGCTGTTCGGCTTGGGCTGGGCGTAGACAAAGGTCAGCCCGGTGAACACACCGCCGGGGAACACGCCAGGAAGATTATTCGCCGTTGGGTTGGTGAATGTTCCAGCGACGTTGCCCGCCGGTGGGGTGGTGGTGTCGGTACCGGTGTAGATGGTCCAGACGAGCGAGTTGAAGCGCAGCGTGCCGTCGCCCTGGCCCGCGTCGCCGCCGTCACTGTTCCCGTATACCCCGAGGAACACCACCCCGTTGCGGAAGTCGTTGCCGGTGAAGCCGCTGGTGGGGAAGGTGTAGTTCAGCGCCACGCCGCTGCCGCTGCCGACCAGCGTACTCATGGCGGTGCCGCTGGTGCCGGTGAAGGCGAACGAGCGCAGCAGGTTCATGTACAGCGTGGCCTGGCGCGTCTTGCCCACCCCGCCGCCGCCCACGGTGAAGTCGTTGGTGCCGGAGACCAGCAGGCCGTTGAACGCATCGCCCGGCGGGATCGCCGTCAGCGGCGGGATCGACCAGACGATCCAGCTCGACCCCGCGCCCTGCGGCAGCGCCGTCTGCGGCACGCTGCTCACCGTGTACCACGGCGCCACCCCGACGGCGCTGCTCTGATTGGCCCAGCCGGTCGGACTGGCGTTGAGGGTGAGGATGGCCACTAGAACGGCGTCGTGCTGGCAAAGATCAGTGATCCGTCGTGCGAGAAACCACTGATGATGGTGTAGGTCGGCCCCCAGGTCGGCGAGCCGACCGCCCACTTGGTAGCGGCGGGCAGGGTGATCCCCGCCGCGCCCGAGACCAGGATGCGGAACACCTGACCTGGCGCGGTGGCGATCGAGCTGATCACCGAGCCCGCCACCAGCCCCGCCGTCTGCACCCCGGCGGCGCCGGAGCCGAAATTGAGCGGGCCGCTGTAGGCCGAGGCACTGACCAGCAAATAAGAACCGACCAGCGCGCCCGCGCGCAGCGTGCGCGACGCGACGGCCATGATCAGGTTGCTGTTGGCGTCGATGGTGAAGGCGTTGCCTTCGTGCAGGATGCGGTAGCTCACCGCGCCGTACGACCAGCCGCCGATCTTCCACTGGTTGTCGGTGTCGAGCCCGAACAGGCCCGCGAACGCCCCGGCGCGCTGGAACACCATATAGGCCGCGTTGCCCGCGCCACTGACCCCGAACGTCTGGAGGTACGCCCCCGCCGGAGAGGCGACGGCGATGGCGCCGGTGGTGCCCGCGCCAGACACGATCCCCGACCCGGTGAGATTGCGCACATTAAGGTCGCGGTACGTGCCCACGGTGCCGTTGTTGATCTCCAGCGTACCGGGCGTGCTCTCGTACAGGACGGTGGTGTAGGCAGTGAAGGTGGCGTTGGCCCAGCCCAGGCGGAACGCCGGGCCGACGACGAAGTCGTTGACCCCGAAGCGCAGGGCGAAAGTGCCGCCCCCCGCGTACCCGATGTAGCCGGGCAGCGCCTGGAAGAAGCCGGTATTCGGCGAGCTGGCAAAGGAAAGCGCCGGGGCGGCGGCGGTGCCGTCGGTGGTCAGCAGGCGGCCCGCGCTCAGCGCGTCGGTCGTCTTGTTGTAGGTCAACCCGGCGTCGCCACCGAAGGCGCTCGCGTCGTTGAACTGCACCTGGGTGTTGGTCCCCCCAGCCACGCCCGAGCCTTGGCTGCCCTGCGCACCTTGCGCGCCTTGGACTCCCTGCGAACCAGCCGTGCCGACGCCGGTCGAACCTTGGGTGCCCTGGGCACCTTGGGCGCCTTGAGCTCCCTGCGCTCCGGCTCCGGTAACTCCCTGTGTTCCCTGTGCACCTTGCGGGCCTACCTCTCCCTGCGGGCCCTGCGGGCCGGAGGTACCGGAGCCGGTCGCTCCCTGGGCCCCCTGTGCCCCGGCGGCACCCTGTACCCCCTGCGCCCCAGCGCCGACCGCCCCCTGTACCCCCTGCGACCCAGGTACTCCTTGGGTCCCCTGCACACCCGGCACGCCCTGGGTGCCTTGGGAACCTGGGGGACCGAAATCGCCCGGGACGCCCTGCACGCCTTGGGAACCTTGCGGGCCTTGAGTCCCCGCGCCGACCGCGCCCTGCGGCCCCTGCGGACCAGGACCCCCCGCCGAGCCGGAACCGCCGGTCGCCCCCTGCGCCCCGGCGCTGCCTTGCGCGCCCGGGACACCCTGGGTGCCCTGCGGCCCCTGAACACCGACCGATCCCTGGGCACCCGTTCCCTGGGCCCCCTGGGGCCCGGGCACTCCGGCCGGGCCCTGCGGCCCGATCGCACCGACCGGGCCCTGCGCCCCGGCGCCAGTCACTCCCTGCGGGCCCTGGACTCCGACGGCGCCCTGCACGCCCTGCGCCCCGTCGGCGCCCTGGCTGCCCTGGCTGCCGACGGCAGCCATCAGCAGCACCCCCAGCCGGGTGTTGTGGCCGAACGCGCCGGTGCCGGTGGTGGACTCGAGCGCCACCGGCTGCTCGAACCAGTCGGCGTACTCGATCGCCGGGCCGATCTTCAGCCAGACCTGGGTGTTGTAGGAGAAATCGGCGTCCTGGATGATGAATTTCTCACCCAGCTCGGTGTTGCGGTAGTAGACCAGCGCGTCGAAGTTGTCTTCGGTCAGGCGGTCGATGTAGAGCGAGGTGGCGAGCTGCTGGTTGGCGTTGTTCCAGCGCAGCTTGCCCGCGCCGGGGTCACTCTGACCGGTGGAGTGGGTGTCGGCCTGATAGAAGAAGACGTTGGCCGAAGGGCCGGTCAGCCCCTGGTAGCCCTGGCTGCCTTGTACCCCTTGGACGCCCTGCGCCCCCTGGACGCCCTGCACCCCTTGCGCCCCGATCCCTTGCGGGCCTTGGACCCCGGGCGCGCCCTGGAAGCCCGCGCCGGTCTGGCCCTGAAAGCCTTGGGCGCCCATGGGCCCCTGTACGCCGGGCGGGCCTTGCGCGCCGACCCCGATCGGGCCCTGAAAGCCGGACGGTCCCTGCGCGCCCTGCGCGCCGGGGGTCCCGGCCGTGCCACTCGCCCCGATGGCGCCTTGCGCGCCTTGCGGTCCGGGGGAGCCCGGCGCGCCGAGGGGACCCTGCACTCCCGCGCCGCCTTGCGGCCCCGGTACTCCCTGCGCCCCCGCCCCGGTCAGACCTTGCACCCCCTGGGGACCTTGCGCACCCACGGCCCCTTGGGGGCCGGGAACACCTTGGGTGCCGATACCCGTCAGGCCCTGCACCCCCTGCGCCCCCGCCACCCCTTGGGGTCCTTGCGCACCGGGGCTGCCGGTCGGGCCGGGCGCACCGCCCGGCCCG